CTGATAAGGAAAGATTTGAGACAGTAATAGTTGATTATGCAATTTCCTAACCCGGTATTATAGTCACCACTCATCCGTGTACCTTTAACCCTGTACTTAATGCCGTTACGGGTGTAACCCTTATTATCAAGTTGCCAGCTCAACAACTCCCGCAACGTTCTACTATTAAAATGTTTTAAATAGTAGCTATGTTCATACTTGAGATGTTCAGTTCGGATAGTTGAATCGAACTTAGAATGATCAAGCATTAGCACGAGCGGCCTAGACTCAAACATGGTGACAATTTGGTCGGCTCGCTCGCGCGCATTAAGGCCCTTAGCTATAACACGTGTCCCATCATCATTTAACAGTTGTTCATACAGTGCGTGTTCTAAGGGCTTGAGGTAGGTAGCCAATTTTAAGGCGTAGACTGGGCTCCGATGCTGGATCATACGCGGAGCCTTACTTAAAGATTCTTCTACGCTGATCTTATCGATCTTGACAAAAGCCTGCACCGTGCTATGAGCTTTGCGTAAAGTTGCTAACTTTTCGGCAGCTCGCAAATAGACACGTCTTTTGCCACCATGGTATCCATAGATCACATTGCTAACGCTTACCGGCCTAATGTCTAATGTGGGCATAGTTTTTAAAGCTTCAAGATAACAACTCCTGGCGTATTCGTGATCATATTTAATATATGACCTATCTATAATATGCCTCGAAGCCAATCCCACATGCTCATTGTGGAGGCAAGCGTGGTGTGCAGTACACCTATATCCAAGTTCTGGTGGATTAAGCAAATAGACCTTCGTCCTATGCACACAGCCTTTATCCCTAGGCAGAGTCAGGCGTGCGTCTGGGGCTAATTGTTTGATGGGAATAGCACTACAGACGCCATCTACCCAGGGAGGTTGCTCTTAATCTCCCGCCAACTTAGAAGAACCGCGGTACCACCGGGCTCTTGAACAGACTCCATTAATGAAGTCAGTGTGGTTGCTCCGGTTGTCAGTCTCTACGACGTCCCCAAGGAGTTTCTGTACTTCTAGTTCTTCTTTTGGTATCAACATGGCAGCTGCTGTGGTTCGTACTACCATCATGTATGTTTCCTCCCATGTAAATCTGATAAGGCTGAATTCCTTGAGCCACTGTAAAGCTCTCATCTTCAGCAACGATAGGAGTTTGA